ATTAATCCAAATTAAGAAGATGAGGACTATTTTTTATAAAATGCATACGAATATTATTCCAATAATCAAACACAGCAGAAGAATTATTTTCATTTATGTACAACTTCATATCATTTAATGTTTGCAATACTTTATAAAAATCTCCAATTTCATTTTTATAAACCGTATAGTCATATGGTTTATGATATACTCTATATTTTTTTTGTCTTATAATTAAAAATGTTGAAAAAAGTCTTTCTATCAAAAATGGAAACATATTTAGCGTATTGTCTCTTGAATAATTTGCTTCGCTTTCATAAATTAATTTTACATCTTCTGGCAACTTATCTAGTGAATTCAAAATATTTTTTAAAAATTCAATATAATCCAACCAAAACTTTTTTCTTGCAACGAAATAACTACAATAACAAGTATTTTGCTCACTCATAAATGCATTAAGAGATGATATATTATACCCAGCAATTTTGAGTGCAGTTTTTGCAACTTCACTCAAACCTTTATGAAAATATTCACCTTGTTCCCAAACATTATATGTTAAAGAATTTACTACTCTGGCATGATTAAAAATCCAAACATCATTATTTAAATTATTCTCAATTGACTGACTAATATCGTGTGCGGAATATTTAAGTTTTACTTGCCATCTCGGACCAAAAAATCCCCAAGCATCTAAATCTTTTGTTATTCCAGTTTCAACTGCTTTATTAAAGCAATGATATTCTCTGAGTTCTGGCTTTTCATTTGTTGTATTATCAAATGGCGTAAATGGAGATTCAACCAAGTCTAGTTGTCTTGGTTCAAAGCAGATTTGAAAAATTTTATAGTTCATATTTACTCCATTATTGCATTGCCATTTGGCGCAATGTTTCCGCACACACCAATTTTATTTGGCATTACAATTAAAGTGTGATGCAAATGGTGATACAATAAATGTTCAATATCAATGTATCCGCCATCATTCAAACGTTCGTTCATATGATTAAACATGTCAATGTAAGTATCTCGAATGTATTCAACATGAATTGAATCAAAACTCCATAATCTACTCATGTATTGTAGAGTGACTCCACCGGTAATTGTGGAATTAAACTGTGAAGTGTAAGGACCGCGAATGACAATTTTACCTTCTTGTTGAAGATGAAAATCATAATCAAAATCATCGGTCAAAGTATATCTACCACTCATCTTGAAAATTCTATCATACTGCGGTAACTTTAAATTTTTAGTTGTCATTAAATCAAAGAATGATCCAAACATGACGAGTTCAATCATGTTTTTTACAACATCCCAATTATTAATTTTTTGTATTTGCTTTATTGTATCTTCTTCAGTAAAATCATAAAATCTAAAAATGTAATCGGATAAGTCTTTCTTTTCTTCGAGTGTCAATGATTGTTCGCCGCCATCAAGTAGAATAATGTCAGCATTACATTTTGTGCAAATTGATTTACAAGTATTAATTGTTTGTTCAAGTCTTTGTTTTGCATCATATACACCATGCTTGGTGTGAATCGCAGACGATACTAAAAATAAACTTTTATTATGTTGATTTTTTAGATTGTTTTTCAACTTTTCTGGGTTGTTTGGATTTTGACTCATTTTTTTGTGTCGCCCTTTTCAAAAATTTTTCACTCTTTAACTTAATTCGTTTAATAACTTCATTTCCATCCATCCAAATATCTTTATTATCAAGAATTGATTTGATTTCATTTTCTGTTAAAAAATCTTCATACACGCCGCGTAAAATATTTTCCGACCATTTTCTTTCGTGTACGATATTATCATACATTTCTCCGCCTTTGCCCATTGCCATGCCTGAGTAGTTGTGAAACATGAACATAGAGTGATCTGAAACCTCAAATTGTTCTGCCGCCAAGAAAATCATTGTTGCTGCCGACATACATGCTCCTTCAACTGATACAACAATTGTTGCACTTGATTCTGCCATAACACGCATGAATTGTATTGCTGTAAATAAGTCTCCACCAGAAGAATTAATATGAATTTTTATCGTGTCGGTATTGTTGGCGTTTCGAATCACATCAAACCATTCAATATATTCTTTAGGTTCTTCAATTGTTCCACTCAGATAAAGAGTGTGTAATAGTCCTACCGGTTTGCTATTGACATCACCGCCTAAAATATTAAATAAATTCAATTTTTTCATAAATTCCAATCATTTTTTGAATAAGTTTATAATTTAGTTGTTAAGTTGTAACATCCGTACTTGCATATGTAGTATGCATCAATAATATCTGAAGAAGGATTCCATTGGTTTTCTGTCATGTGTAGAATATCTTTTAATCTTACTTTATTTTCTTGCTCAAATACTTTCTGCATTTTTTCTTTATTTGCATTACCTTTGCCCGTAGCAAATTTTTTAATTGCCGTCGGAGGAATGGTTGTAACAATAAGTTGAAGTAGCCATAAACGATATTTTAGAACGCCAGTATTCTCTGCTATGTTAAATACTTTACCTTTTGATCCCATTGAGTAATCTTCAATAAATACATGGGCTACGCCGGCATCCAGTATTCTATCAACAAAGTAACTAGAAATCAAGTCATATCGATTCATGTTGTCAATGTAATCGAAATAATGACCATTCACATTTTTTAGCGTCAAATTTTTATATTTTTTGAGCTGTGTCAGGAAATAAAATTCACAATTTTCAAATTTGAATTCATCATCTGTATTGTAAATACAGATTGCAGGAGATGTCATTGAATAATCAATACCGGCAATGATCATTTTTTATCTTCGGCAATTCAATCTTTATTCTGTCACTTCCATTCTTCTTCATCAGAATCTAAAAATTCTTCTTTCAAGGAGTCCCAATCTTCATCGGCCCACTCACCTAAATCTTCTTGATTAACAATATTGCTGTCTTCAAGTTTTGAACCGCAGAATGTGCATGTAGATGGAGAATATCTTAAGTTATCTCCTCCGCCACGAACCGAATATTCTGCATCACACTCGTCACAAAAAACTGTATAAAAAACTGCCATGAGTTTCTCCCTATTCGTACATAACTGTTGTCGTATCACCTAATGCCCATTTAGGTTTGGTCTCTACTGACCATCTTTTTGTTGCTACTTTGAAATCAGGTTTTTTTAATTCTTTCGGATTGCTACTTGGTTCTAGTACAATCATTCGATTGTTTGGCTGTGCGGCAAATTGCCCATTATCGCATTTAATAAAATTATATGATTTATGATCTTCAACATCCTCACTAAATCCTGTATCCAGAGTATTGAAATCTGGATGTGCAGAATCTACAGTAAACATATACTCACCGTATTGCCATTCATTTGCTTTTGTTAAGAACTTACATCTCATCGATTGTAGTTGTGCTTTTTTGAGCACAGTAATATCATAAGACAAACAATCCCACAATTGTAAATAATCAAGTGGCATTTCGTTCTCTACGTGCTTCCAGCAAAATGCGTGTAGAGGTAACTTATCATATAATGCACCATATTCAGATAAATATGCTTCAATGCGAAGTGCTTGTCCTCGTAGTGATTTAATTGTTATCCACCAACACGAAACTAGTTCTCCGTGACCTTTTTCAAAATCATAGAGAAATTCTTTTCTTATAAAACATTTTACTGGAGGCAAATTTGCAATAATGTGTGCCATAAACCACCTTAAAAAATTTATTATACTGCTTTACCCCAAACATCGTCCCACTTACCTGTCAACGCACCTTTTGCATAATCGGTTGCACGATTTTCAAAGAAGTTTGTATGAGTTGGCGCATTAATCATTTCTTCGACCCAAATAAGAGGATTTCTTTTAACTTTAAAAATACCTTTCATGCCTAAAGAAATCAACCGCCTATCTGCAATATATCGAATGTATTGTTTGACTTCTTCTTTAGTTAAGCCTTCCATGTTAGTTTGTCCAAATGACAGATCAATAAATTTGTCTTCAAGTTCTACCATACGTTCAGCAATAGTATAAATCCTTGACTTCAACTCATCCGTCCAAATTTCTCTGTTCTCTTCTATATATGTTCTGAAGAGTTTAATCATAGACTCTGCATGTTGTGTTTCATCAACAATTGACCAAGTAACTATTTGTCCCATACCTTTCATTTTTCCCATTCTAGGAAAATTCAATAACATAATGAACGAAGAAAACAATTGCATACCTTCAGTAAATGCAGAAAATACTGCAATGTGTGTAGCAGTAGATTCTTTTGTGCCATTTTTTGATGAGAGATATAAAATATATTCGTGTTTCTCTCTCATTTCAGAGTACTCTAAAAATTCTGCATATGTGGATTCTGGCATACCCAATGTTTCAATCAAATGAGAATATGCGGCAATGTGTAATGCTTCTCTTGCGGCAAATCCCATTAACATCATACGAACTTCTGGCTGAGGAAAATACGGCAAATAGTTTTTTACATATCCACCAGCAACATCGATGTCGCCCTGAGTGAAGAATCGAAAAATATTTGTAAGAAAATGTTTTTCTTCATTTGTTAATCTTTTCTTCCAGTCTTTTACATCTTCAGCCATAGGCACTTCTGTGTGTAGCCAATGCGATTGTTCGTGCTTTAGCCACGAATCATATGCCCACGGATAATGAAACGGCTTAAATGAATCTCGCACATCAGTTAATTTACTTTCTACTTTTTTACTCATTTTTTTTTATTTTTTCTCCACTAATATGATTTTTCTACCAGGAAATTTTTTTACGAAATAATCAACAACTTCTTCCATTGTTTTGCATTGAATCAAAAATTCTTGAGTTTCTTTGTTCCAAACATAAATTTGATTTTCAATAAATTCTGTGTTACAAACCACAGGAGGTTTCATCGAATTTAAATATTCAGCTTCAATCAACTCGCCGCCCTTTTCTTTTGGCAATTCTTTATCAATCACACGAATTCGAATTCGAGACATTATAAATAATATTGTAATAAATAAAACCATCCAATCGAAAGGGGTCATATTTTTTTATCCCTCGCAGGCAAGACAAGTGTCGCCTTCAATAATTGCTTTCATATCCAACTCTTTAATTACTTCACGCTCAATTCTTTTTGCAACTTTATCGGCTTTGCCAATTTTTTCTGAACGACAATAGTAAAGCGTTTTAAGTCCCTGCTTCCATGCCATAAAATGAACTGCATGAAGATATTTTATATTAACATCCGGCCGAAAGAAGAGATTAAGTGATTGTGCTTGATCAATATAATTTTGTCTCTGTGCCGCGTGTTCTACTAGCCATCTTTGATCAATTTCCATTGAGGTTTTGAATACGTCTTTTGTCCATTCATCAAATATATCCAAATGTTGAATTGAACCATCATTTGCAATGACTGAAGACCAAATTTCATTGTAATCAAGTCTTGTATCTTCTTCACATTTTTTCTTAATGATTTTATCAAGATATTTATTCTTGTTCAACGAGGATCCGCTAAGTGTATCTTGTCTATACGCATTTGCACGAAGCGGCTCAATGCTTGGTGATGTGTTGCCCATAATAATTGAACTGCTTGCATTGGGCGCAATGGCCATGACATGACTAAAACGCCTACCTGTCCCGATGGCATCAGGCGCTTCGCCGCGCTCGGCGCCCAATTTAAGATTTGCTTCATCCAATCTGCGCCTGATGTGCTTAAAAATTTTGATATTTGTACCAGTTGCTTGTGCTGATTCCCATGGAGTATTTGTTTTTTGTAAATATGCATGAAATCCTAATGCACCAATACCGATAGATCGCTCTTGTTTAGCAGAATAAATGGCTCTAGAAACCGTAGATGGTGCGTTATCAATAAAATATTGCAAAACATTATCCAACATTTCAGCAACATCACAAAGAAACTGTTTGTTTTCTTTCCATTCATCAAAGTATTCAAGATTCAATGAAGATAAACAACACACTGCAGTGCGCTCATTATTTGTGGGAAGAATAATTTCCGAACACAAGTTGCTCTGCCGAATCGAGAGACCAAGTTTCTTTTGAAATTCTGGCATTGCACGATTACTTGTATCAATAAAATGAATATAAGGTTCGCCCGTCTGCATACGAATATCAAGAATTCTTTGCCAAAGTTCCTTTGCTGATATAACTTCTCGTACCGTTCCATCATGCGGATCTTTGAGTTCCCATGAATCATCGGCTTCTTTATCCAACATGCAACGTTCAATAATCTTCATGAATGCGTCTGAAATGTTAATACCATGATGAAGATTAAGAGTTCTTAGATTTGGATCGCCCGTGGGCTTACGCATTTCTAGAAAAAGTAAAATATCAGGATGAGAAATGTCCAAATAAGTAGCATAGCTGCCTCTGCGAGTTCTTCCTTGTCTATAAGCAAGAGAAGATGCATCATATGTTCGCAAGTGCGGCATAATACCAACAGATTTATCATCGGCACTTCGAATGCCGATACCGATACCAATACCACCACCTAACATACTTAACCAATTAACTTCGGATAAAGTATCAACAAGCCCCTCAGCAGTATCATCAAGATATGGTAAAAAACATGAAATAGGAAGGCCGCGCCTAGATCTACCAAAAGATAAGACAGGAGTAGAATAAGACAGCCAATGTCTAGAAGAATATTCATAAAGTCTTTGGGCGTGTTCAGAATTACTTGCAAATGCATTTGAAACATATGCAAATCTTTCCTGCGGAGAACTTTCGTCTTCGCGCATATAACTTTCTTTTAATCTTTTAATTCCTAAATCATCAAATAAAATATCTTTACTGTAATCAATTTTAATTCCATGTACAAGTTCAGTTGTCATTCTTATTGTTCTCTTATTGTGTCAATCATTGGAAAAATTTTACTAATTACTTTGGCACATGCGTCAGCAATCTCAATATGTTCTAGTTGAGTTCCGTTTTCAGAACGTAGATCAATATAGTGTATCCACGAACGAAGAGTTCCATTTACATAAAGTCTTGACGCAGTATTGCCTTCTGGAAGTACACATCTTGCTTGTTCTTTTGCAATACCGTTTTCTATAGCCCACTCATATGCATGTTTAGCTGATTCAATTACATGTTCTTGTTTAATTTTCCACAAAAGCTGTAAATTATTGTCATCAATTTTTATACTATTTTGTCGATTCTTATCGTCTTGTAGTCTTGCTTCTCTAAAAACGAAAGAGAGTTCTTGAGTTGGGTCAGCATATCGTTGGGAGAACTCTTGAAAGGAGAATGATCGATGGCGTAGTAGTTGTCTTGCAATGTCTCTTGTGGTTTCAACTTCAAGACAGACTGAGACCATTTCCAAAGGAGACCAGTGTTTGCGTTTGATGAGGTATTTGATGAGTCTTTCTGAAGACTCGGTATTGGATTGATTGCTTGGATTTGATACGCGGGCGCAGTAGGCCACCAAGTCTTGTGCTGATTGTAACTGTTCAATATCATTGTCGCTTTCCTTATCGATTTGTGAATAACTTACCAATCTAACTTTCATGTCATTCTCCAGTTATTAAATTCAAGTAGTGCCTGAAGTCCGAAAAAAGTATTTTTATTTATTGTGTGCACAATTTCATCTTGTGTTTTTCCTGCAAGCACCATATCATTAATATCTTTTTCCTTTACGTCTTTAGGCCAGATGCAAATAGATGCATTTGCTTCAATTGCCGTTTTCATTTCACGAACAATCTCTTTATTGCGAGGTTCATTATCGTACACCAAAACCATATTGCCATTAATTTTATCTAGTGCATACTTTAAATTTGAATTACCAACTGCAATCGAATTTGGCAAAAATAAACTATCAATAGGACCTTCAGTTACATAAATTGTCTCTTTTGTATTTACACAATCTAAATTATAGATGAAAGGCGAATCATCTTTTACCTTTATCACAACATATCTTTGTTTTTCGCCACGCAACGCGCGACAAGAAACTCCAGTAAGTTCGCCATTTATATCATTAAATATCATTACAATTCTGGGTTCATTTGTAACTAATTTTTCTTCATATTCAGGCGCAAGCAACTTCAGCTTAGAAATATCGTCCACATAGTAAAGTGTTTTAATTTTAGCATCGGGAATATTTCTAGATTTTGCATAAATTACTGCTTCATGGTTTTGGGGCAAATTTGACAGTTTAACTAAAATACCTTTATAATTATCTGTTTTATTACTACCGAAAGTAATAGGTTTAAAAACAAAACTATGATCTTTATGTCCCTTTCTTCCTGTTTCGCCTGTCTTGTATCTATCTAAACAATATTCTCTATAGAGAGCAGGATCAACACACTTAATTAAATTTCCCAATGATAGTGATACGGAACAATTATGACATTTAAAGTAAAGTCCGCCTTTGCCCGCAAATACATATCCCCGAGCCTTGTTTTTATTTGTTTGAGAGTCACCGCAGATGGGACAACGAAAGTTGTATAGGTAATTACCTTTACGCAAGAACTTATCTAGTTTTGGTGAAAGAGAACCTATATATTTTTGATCAATCCACATGCTCATACTATGTTCATTACTTTATGTAAAACTCGACACCATTGATTTTACATGAGTTAAATTACTTTGTCAAGCTAATGAAATAATTTAGAGAGTGTCTCCAGATTTACCGTTGAAACTAACCATGCAAGAATAGCAATTGCTCCAGCTATCATCCATTTCCACTCAAGAATTTTTTTAAATTCGCCGTCTTTTATTTTATTATGTTGCGATATGTCGGCGCGCAAAGACTTAATTTCATCCATAATCCTACGTTCAGTCAATTCTATCTTATCTGACAAATTTCTATCAACGGTAGTGATTCTAGAATGAAGTTCTTTGATATCGTGCGTTGTGTCTTTTTTTCTTTCGTTCATGTCGTCGTAAATTTGATTTACTATGCGGTCGTGATTATCCACCAGTTTCTCAATAACCGAATCCATTTTTTTACAAAGATCTGTAATATTAGTGAGTTGAGTTTTTAGAACCTCGACATCAACCTTTAAATCTATCATGTCGTTTGCCATGATTTATCTTTCCTCTTTTTTAAACCGCTCTGAAGTTTCTTGTGGACTTTCATTTCTTTGCATTCTTAAATGAGTTTATTTGTTATTTTATTGATTACTAAATTAACTGAACAGCAAATGCAAGTATTATCATTCATGACATAATTTGCAAAAATAATTTTTTTTATATTTCATAATCTTTAGTCTTGGGCAAAGGAGTTCCTTTAGTCTGTTTATTTATGGGAACATATGATTTTGACGAATGCATAAATTGAGACTGTGTTTGAGGAACTGAAATTTTATTTGCAAATTTTTCTGATGCCGTCACACCTAATCCGGCAATTGCAATGTAAATCATGCCATCAAATAAATTTGGTGATATTTTATATCCCCAAAATAAATCTGCAATGAATGCAATACTACAAAGTATGAACGCAAGAAAAGTTATGACACGTTTACTACTAAGTGTGCCGTTGTGTCCATCGATTAACAGTGTATTTAATTGCACAAATATTTTTTCCTATTCTAGTATGTGTAATGCATGTTCATAATGTCTGATTCTATCATCAATGCCATTAATTCCGCCATTAATGCGTTTTGTTAAAGTTACAATATCGCCAGTATCAGCAAATTTATTTAAATTATTTGTTTTCCAAAACCAACATGCAGATTGGGTTGCGCCTTCAAAAGTTTCAAGATATTCAACCGCCTCTTCTAGAGAAATTTCTAAAGATGTAGCAAACCAATAATAATTCTGTTTACCTGTAAGTTGAATCAATCCCCGGCCGCAATATTTAAAACCATCACCCGAGGCTTCGTTTCCATTGCCCATGCGATTTGCATAAACTCTATTTGCAATAGCTTCTTGTTTATTTGACATCGATGCATATTTTCTCGCGACAACATCATTAGGAAAATATTTAGGAAAAACTTTTCTGAGTGTTTCTGCTCTATAGTTTAAATTTTCTTTAAGAATTGTAAACCCCGCAGATTCATGTGAACATTGTGAAATAAATGCGGCAATACGTTTTGCCGTATTAATTTCATACTCGGGAAGTAGTTGTGTCAATGCACGGTGCCAATTTTCAACATAAGAATTTTTAGGCAGCAGTTGTTTTAATTGATCTAGTGTTAAATCCATAATTGATTTTTTTATTTTACTTGTTCGAATATTTTCCTTTGATTTGTATACCATTCTTGCCAACTTTCGAGTTTATTTTCACACTCATAATGTAATTGATAATTTCGAATGATTACTTTCATCATATCCGTAATTACAATTTTATCGTTTGATATTAATTCAAGTTTTTCACATTTTTGAAGTAATTCTTTTGGTGCATCAGGAAAATTTCTTTTGATTGGTGTTGTTGAACATCCAACAAGAAATGTTAAAATCAAAATTACAGAAAGTATCATTCTCATTTATTTTCCTTTGCCGGTATCACTTAATTCAGTAATCGAATTATTATGCACATTGATAATTTCTTTTGGAATAACACAATTTTCAGTAAACTTTACAACTTCCTGATTATTCACAACTTCTCGATCAATGTATTGAATGATTTCGGTGCCCTTTTCTTTTATAATTTTATTTTTATAAACAATTTTTTCAACAATTTTAACATTTTCTTTAGCTGCATTTGTTTCTGCTTGTGCAACTTTAATTTCCAACTCTTTTACTCTCGCTTGCCACAGTTCTTCGTTTGAAATTGCGCCAGACATGTATGTACCAATTGCAATGAGTATAATTGAAAAAATTTGAATTGGTGTTTTATACAAATAAACTATAGGAGTAAACTGTAGAAATAAGGATACAACAACTCCCGCAATACCTATGATGATTGCGAAATAAAATATCCAGTGAGGTAACCATTCTAATATCCACACAATAAATATTCCTTATTTGTTCTTTTTTGATAAAACAGATTGAATTTTTTCTTGAATATTCTTTGCCCAAAATGGTTGAGGAAAATTCCAACCGACAAAAACACCTAGAAAAATCCAAAATAAAATGTCTAACATAGTGTTTCTCTCCTCATACTGTTAGTTTTTGATCAATTGTCATGAAATTTTTCTTTCTCATAACAGTTTTAGCAATTAAATCTAATTCTTTTGTATCTCTATCCCATTTCAAAACAAACGGCATATTAATATCTGACTGCATATCATTAATTACTGCTTCTGCGTCTGGGCCTAATTTAGGTATTTTCTTTCCATGTTTTTCGAACGTTTTTCTGAAAAGAGCAGTTAATTCATCTTTTGTAATTTCTTTCTTATTTCTTTCATCATTTACTCTATCTAAAAAATGTCGAGTAAATGAAACATCAATACCAATCACCTTAAATAGTTTATCTGCGTATTGTTCAAATTTTTTAAATCAGACTGTGTAATTTCTTCAGATATAACATTTGGAGCAAAAGATTCAGTAAACATGCCGGCGCGACCATATCGCAAAAACATCATGGCTTGCGTTTGATTATCTTGAACAATAATTGGACGATTTGGATATTTACGTCCATATTCGCGAATTGCATTGCCTACATCATCGTTACCTACATATTTTTCATATTTAAGATATTTCTTTTTGCCCAATCTCGCTTGATTAAATCTTTGAGTATCCACTACAAATACATCATTATTTGCGAATCTTCGAATAAATGCGGCTTGAGCCGTTTTGCCCATTGGAGGATTATCATCCAGTCCAGCAATTGCGCCTGATCCGGCAGAGTTTGCCGGCGCATCTTCATTCTTCTGTTTACCTTGACAGTGCGCCCTTTGAGAAAATCCTTTTGGATTATCACAATCAATATTTCTTTTATATTTATCAGACCATTTTTCGTTCAACTCTTTATATTCATCAAATTCTTTCCATCGATCATTATTCAAATATTCGATAAAAGATTTTTCAATAGTTTTTTCATTAATATTATTTTCTTCTTTAATTAAATATAGTGCTGCAGCAAATGATGCCAATCTAGTTTTACCAAACGGCAGAGTTTCTAAAAATTTTTTTAGTTTCAAAATAAGCAAATCAAATTTAGTAAATGATTCATTCTGTGCAATAGAACGCTTTTCTGCAGGAACGATAATATTTCCTTGAGCATCAATGACGCCTGTAGTATATGCAGTCCATTCAATAAATGGAGTAGTAAACAATCTTAATATTCGATAAACTAAGTAAATGTTAATCAAATTAGTCATTTATATTTTTTCCAATTTGTTATATAAATTTAAATCTAAAATCTCTATATTTTTTATGTCAATGTAATTTAAATATAAAAAAAATGCATTTAATACATCATGATTTTCTTTATCAATTTTAAACCAAAGCATAGCGACTGTTGCCTCGACGCCGAAAACATTAGAAAGAGATATTATATGATTTAATATTAATCTTTCTTTTAATTCATTCTTATCAACATATTTGTTAATGTGTCTCTTAATATATTTGATAGTTTTTAAATCATCAAAAAATTCTAAAGTTGAAGTGCAATTTATATTTCTATAATTACTAATTGCATATTCATTGAAATTATCATTATTTAACTCAATCATTTTAGAATGAAGACAGTGCTACCCTCTTAATTGTTGAGGCATTAACTGCAATATACAAATAATTAGAATCCCATGTAATAGTTCCTGTACCCCAGTCTACTGCAGTATTATTTGATGATGCCGGAGTTTGTGCTGTACGAACACGAATTGCATCTGAATTAATGTCAAGTGCTTCTGTTGGGGCATTTGTCATAATACCAATTTTATCGGCTGAAGCATCAACAAAGAACATGTTTGCTTGGTTGTCTGATTCAATTCTTGTATCAGAGTCAGCACCATCTTCGTTGATAACTGTCCCGCGAGTTAAAACAAGTCCAGTGTTTGCGTCTAGAGTTAGTATGTTTGCGAATACAGTAGCATTGCCAGCTGAACCAAAGTTCATTGAGGTGTGTGTTACTGCTGAGGTTGCACCAAATAAATCTTCTAATTCAATCTTTTTGCTTACTGGTGATCCTGATGGATCATCAATGATTAATAACAAATCATTGTTTGCAGGTGCAGTCAATGCTGTTAACTGCGTTACTTTTTTGTCTGCCATTTAATTCTTCTCCTATTTTATAAACCCAATTGAATGGGAATGCTACTTCCGGGACTCGGACCAAAACTTTAATAATTCAAGAATCTTCTAAGATTGTGTCGTCGGTGTTTGCGTCGCCCGATAAGGATGAAAATGCGACTAAAACTTCAGATTTATGTCTTACTCTAGAATTTGCATCAGTATAAGTTTTATATCTCACCCAACCTGGAGTATTTAATCCTCTTGATTGATTATTTGCTACTGCAGCTTCAGTAGAATTAACGCCAAAAATTAAATTTCCTGATATGTCAGAATTAAGAACATATTTTGGTGAATCTTGGCCTGTAATTGTTACGCCAGAAGCATTTGCAGTATCCCAAGCGGCATCGATTGTTAGCGATGTATCGCTTGCAATGCCTACAACTTTACGATGGCGGCCATTAATAAAAATAGAATCGCCAAGCTCAAGTTGTGTGGTAAATGTGCTGTTTGTGCCTGTAACAGTTGACGACGTATTTACTACAGCAACAGTTCCTGCAATCGAGAATGAATCTCTGTTTCCCCAAAGTGCCATGGTTATTTTCTCCTTTATTAATATCCTAATTTTCTAAGTTGTGAAATTGTATTCATACTATTTATATGCCGAATGGCAATTCCTTCTGCCGATCGCCACTCTCTGCAATTTTTGTCATAATCATCTATTAAAACATTTGGTTTTCCTTCAATCATTGCAAATTTTTGTTTATCTTCTCTCGGAATTAAATTAATTTGTTCAACATTACCCAAATGTTTTTTGATCCATTCAATTTTTTCCTGTTTGCATGTGGGCATACGTTTTGATGGTGCCGACAAAATATAAGGTCCATACGGGCGAATAAATCTCCACAGAGTCATTGCATCAGGCATAGGTTCTAAGTTTGCCCAAAACTTATGAACTTTTTTGAGTGCTTCCCATTTAGCATCCTTTTCTTCATTCTGAAATGATTTAAGTCCTTGTTTGGCAAGTTCTTTGTTTGCGCCGCCAATAAAATTCACAAGAACTTGATCCATATCACAATAAATCTGAGGCAATTCGTTCATTTATTCTCTTCTTTTAATTCAGGATTTATTTCAACCGGCTCTTGTTTTCCTGAAAGTTTATTGCCAGATTTAATATTTTTATTATTATCTTTAGCGGTGACTTCGTTTTTAGTTTTTTTCATTGTTTCAAAAAATAGTTTGATTGTGTTAATTTTTTCAATTTCTTCTTTTTTCATTGAAGCACGTTTTACCCGGTTTTGTGCAAGCCCAGACACAAATTTAATCTTGGCGCCAGCAAGTGTTTTAAGATTGTCGATATTCATTTTGTCAAGCATAGCAATCAATTGTTTATATGCTGGTCCTGACGGATCAATTGTATTAATTTTTCCGTATTCATCTCGCATTTTAGCAAGTTGTTGTGATGTAAATTCGCTTACTGCCTCATCAGTCGTTGTAGATTTTGGAATTGCTTCATCAAGTTCTACTTTGTCTGATGACATATCAGCCAAATCGTTAAAAAATGCTTTCTTTTCTTCTGGCGACAAATCGCCTAGCGATTTAATGCCCTTCTTGGCCATAAGTGCTCTAACTTTAGCTTGGTGTTTTGTTTCCTTTTCCATTATATTTGTAATACAATCAAGAAGAGATTGCGAAACATTAAATTTATTTGCTAGTGACATGTTTATTCCTCTCTGATTTTAAGAATTAAGTTTTCTTTGCCTTTCAAAATTCTATGATAAGTTTCTTTCGGAATCTTATACTGTTTATTTTTTTCGAGTGTGATTGGTAAAAATTCATCAAGCTGCAATTTCCACTCTTTTCCTTCTATAACTGTTATAATTCGTGTTCTTTTATCTTTATGCCATATAAGTTTGACATCATCAATATCTTTATCAAATTTTCTAATAAATTGACAAGTATCAATTTGCCTATCAATATATGGCCTACCAGTAAAAATTTCCACCTCCACTGAGACCAAGTTGTTTTGCATATCGTGGTATATTACATGCCCAATACGCAGCGGTTGTTCTATCTTTTTGCATATCGCACCGATGCCGTGCAGCAAAAGATTTTCTTGCTTTTAGATTGTTTAATTTAATAGATAATCCGGTTGTGTCGCCCCATGTAACTTTTTTAATACTACCATCTGGTGTGCGAACATATACATAAAACTTTTTTGGTCCGCCTCGCTTCGGTTTTCCTATTTCAACATTATTTTCGTCCTCATACATAGGACAATCTAGTGGAACTGGATTATTCTCATAAATCGCAAAAGTACCAATATCAGTTTCTTCTAGAAGGTATTTGTCCCAACTATCTTCTAGTTGAAGTGCGCCTTCTTCATAAAGTTTTCTGGCTTCGCGATATAATTCAAAGTAACTTTGAGAGCCAACACGAAAAACATTCTCGCTCAATGGAACTTGATTATCAAAATGCCATTGAAGTGCCTCACTAATTAAACTAAAAGTTTTAAACTTTATCATCTTTCGTACTTTCACTATAAAGTTTAAATAATTTTTGTCTATTTACGTTATTCATCAATTTTAATGCTTCATCAGAAGAATAATTTGCATTGTCAATTTTTTCACTTTGTCCGGGAGTTGCTGCAGCATACGCCTTACGCATTTCATCTGTGCCCCATTCGAGTGCTTCAATGAACTTTGAAAATTCTTCATTTTTCTTTACTTTATCGGCTAAATCGCTGTCTGCGCCGCTCCAAGTTCCTTTGCCCTTTGTGATAAAAGAATTCACTCTTGCAAAAGCCCACTGTTGCGGAGTTGTTCCGGGACGATGGCCACCTTGCCACGCTGCCATGCCACGATTATAGACTTGTTTGAGAATACTATAAGGAATGCCAGACTTTTCTGCTTTCTTTTGAAGTCCTTCAATTTCTTCGAATATGATACGTACTTCTTCGTAAAGATCGCCTAACTCTTCTTTATCCATTGAAAGAAGTATTTGTTCCATTTCCATTTCATATTCATCCTTATCTTCATATCCAGTATATTCGCCGTCTTCTTCTTCATCATCATAATCAAAATTATCTTCAAATTCAAGATAATTAGTTACTGTTTCAATGTAATCTACTGCTCTTGTAATTTTTGATAACACCCACGCATCAGGATCTTCATCCATATCACTTAAAATTTCCAATAATTTCTCTGCGTCTTGTAATAGGTTTGCAATTTCAACTTGAGCCATTCGAAGACCATCAACTTCTTTCCAATCGTCATCTTCTGAAAGATTGAAACTCTCGGCGCGAAATTGCAATTTTTTTCCTGTTACTTTTGCAAGTAAATCTAGTGCATCTTCGTATTTCTTTTCGGCAATAAGTTTCTTCATCTCGGAGATTTGTTGTGGTGTTGCTGTTTGAAAAAAAGCAAACATTTCCATGACACCAATATTGCCTTTATATACAAGTTCATCTAACCGAACATCTTCTCTTTGCAAAGTTTGCTTTGTCATTTTGAATAAAGAATCGGTCGATAAAACGACATCAAGCAAAGTCTGTAATAAGTCTTGTGTTGCAGTACGTTCTGCCGGATTGAGTGTTTCGCCTGAGTTCAATTTTTCAACTGAACGCTTGATCGTTGAAAGCAACTTTGCGTCTGCAAGTCCCATACGAACTAACTGATCTAATCTTGACAGTGATTTTTTACCTGTTGCTTCACCGAACATTTGATTGTATTTTTTAGTGTGCTTAGATAACGGCAACCCCTTTTCGCGAGCCTCTTTATCTCCGGGCGCGTCTTTATATGCATCGGGATCAGAATCTGATTTCGGTCCAGTTTTTGCAAAGTGGGCCGAACGTTTTTCTTTCGTTTCTTTATCTAAGCCTTTGTAATACTTCGAGGGCTGTGTTCCTTGTCTTTTTGCAAGGTCTCTATCTTGTGCTACTTCAGTATCTTCTACAAATAAAGTAAAATGATCATTGATATCAAAGTCCTCTTTCTTCATGCGATTCACTAAAAAATTTTGCCTGCGCTGCAAATCAGCTTTTCTTTCTTGAGGAATTAAACGAACCGCAAACTTACGAATTGCTGGAAGTAGTTTTTGCAACTTAGTATCAATTGAAATTTTCTGTGATGTTCCAAGTTGTGCGTAATCTTGTCCGGCAATGCGATTGCGAAAAAATTTATAAGCAGATTTAATTGCTCTTTGTTTCAATCTCTGAGGATCAGCAACTTTTGTCATTTGTCGCAGTCTTGCTCTTTGAATTCTTGGTGCGAGTCTTTTAAAAATTGCCGCGCGTTTGCGTCTAGCTGTAAAATCTAATACTGCTTCTGTTTGTTGTTCTAATTCTTCTTTCAAATTCATTCCCTCCCTAACTGCAACAAATAGTGCTTTTGTGTCTTCGTCAGATAATTTTGATGGTACACCTTTTTTGAAATTGCCAAAGTCATTATTTGCGGCGAAGCCGCGCAACTTTAAGCCTGACATTCCCTCTACGCCTTCAGTATCAGGATCACGTTCGCCGGCTGACATAATTTCAATTGATTTGAAATTAAAATCTTTGCCGTTATATTTATTCAGCAAAGTTTTAAATTCTGAGATTCTATCACTGCCCACTACGACAACTAAATTGTCATACTTGCCTGTCAGTTCTTTTGCAACTTCAATGATTGTTCGTGCAGGAGAATTCTGCACCATAGTTCCGAATGCCTTCTTAGCAAACTTAACTTTAGTTGCAAAGTTTAATGGGTCTTTTTTTGAATTGGTACTGTGGGATAGATAAAGTTTAGCATCAGCATTGCGCTCCGATGCTTCCGACTTAATCTTGTCGACTAATTTTTCATGCCCATTTGTCATGGGATTCATTCTGCCGAATGAGAGGACTACTGTTTCTTTCATGGAGTTTTCCTTAGACTGATCCAAAACTGCAGGTTTGCCATAGCCTTACTGCTACATATGACTTTATTTATAATAATAAAAAAAATTTACATTAAACACGTAAAATTGGCTTTACTTTGTATAATTGATACATTCTGATCTCTGGAAATCGGAGCAATATTGTATGGTGTTGTATTTTTTGATAATGAAAATTCAATTGTAAATGTAAATTGATAGCCCTGCGCACCAATTGAACGTTTTGATTTTTCTGCGGCTTCAGCTTTTGTAGTGCCTTTAGATTGACACCGAACGCGCGCCATAATTTTACAAACATCTTCGAATTTTGGAACTAAAGGTTTCCCCGCCTTTTTTAGTCTTTTGTTGATTTCTAACGGATCCATATTTCCTAAAAGATAAAATCCGTGTGTGCCAATATTAATGTAGTATGTTTTTTTTAAGTTGTAATATTTCGTCATTGCGTTTGAAGGCAATATCACCTTAATGTCCGGACAAGTTTTCAAATCAGACATATATCTTTCTTTCAAAGGTATTTTTATCATCTGAAGTTCCCACTCCTCTGTTCTATCAGCAATATTGTAAATCGGAGTGTTCCATTTTTTATTAATTTCTTCTAAAACTCCAAATTGAGTTGCTAAATCCTTTAAAAACTGCTTTTCAGTTTCATCATGATCAATTTCTCCAAATTGCCAACGCGGGGTTTTATTTGCATATGCTTTAACAACTAAACTACCACCTGCGGTAGGAGAGATTTTCAATTCACATCCGGCGTTTTTGTCGTGTACAGTTAACATCAAGTCAGGACGAGTGTGCGATGCGCCGGCGGCAATGCCATCGGACAATTTAAATTTTTTTAAAAAATTTGTTGCATTTTTTTCATAAATAAATCCTTGTTGTATGGCCATTTATCGTCGCCACCCTTTGATAATATCAGACGAAAAATTTGCATAGCTAAATTGTAGTCTATCCACCAGTTTAACTGCGTCACCTTTCAGTTTATCAATTGCAACATATCCTTCGGCGCCAGTTACTTCATATCCGTTCTTTGTCAGCAAAAATGTATTTAATGTTTTAACTTCATTCATTTTTTTAATTAGAATCAATTTTGCTTCAGCAAGCAAATTCATCATTGTAAAGATATTTTCGAGTGATGTTTTGTTTTTCGCAGAGAAAAATCTCAGAATGCGATTTCTTTTTAGTGTAATTGACAATTTATTCTTTTCATTTTTTTTACTTTCTTCTTCTTTTGAGTAAATGTCTTGTATATAATCGATCAATTCTTGCACATGTTGTTTTACATCTGTGATTTGTAATTTTGCTTTTATTTTTGTATTGTTAAATGTTTTAATTCTTTGCAAGAGTTCTTCATCTTCTTTAATTGAATTCAATATTGTAGCATCTAACTTCTGAAATATTTTACCTGCTTCAGATAAAATTGTCGTCACTTTTTCGGTTTCTTCTTGTGTCATAGTTGCTTTGCCTGACACATCTTTATAATTTACGTCTGTCATCCACACGTTGTTATCTTTTTTAAGTGTAGATAAAATATCTGTGCCGAACACGGCGCCCATTGTTTCGAATGAATCGCCTTCATACATTGTATGCCACACAATGCCAATTTTAGCCAATTTGATACTTTTGGCAAGTTCACTGTCCGCAGGCGCCGCATAGACTATTGTGTTTGGATGAAATGTTACATATTCTTCACCATCGATTATGACGTTCTTCAAGTCTGCCCGGGTGAACAATAAGTCTCCCTGAATGACACCTTTGATACCAATTTTAGGTAGCCACATCAAACATACTTTGAGTTTATCTGCTAAATCGCCCGATGTATCGGCATCAATATCTGCATACGTTTTATATACTTTTGGATTTTTATTGAAGATGCCCTTTTTTGCAACGAAAAACTTTCCATCACTTGGATCTTGTCCAGCAAAAATTGCTGGCGCGCCATCCCATTTAACTGTTACATTGACTTTCTTTTCTGAGTGGCCTGCAAGCATATCGCGCACCGCTCTAAGTATATTAATGCTGTCGCGAGTTCCATTCACGCCGCCATTTAGAACATCGTCTTCCGCGTGTTCCATGTGCGTGTTTTTCTGTTCTAAAATGTATTCTTTAAATTTCATATCTTCTAAACAAAAAAGCCTGTATATACAGGCTTATTTATAATGAATAATAACTGATTACCAATCATCTTCGCATTGTAGCTTGATCTTTTGCTTCATCATCAGAAAAAATGGGTACTGCGTTTGACTTGTGTAAAGTGCCAATACCGATCATTTTTGTGCCGGTATATACTTTTCCGTGAATTGGTTTTGTGCAAGAGCCTTCAAAACTATTTAAACTAGGATATCGAATAGTCTCGCGCACAAAGGGCTTTGCTGCAACATATGGCACAAACACGTCTTTTGGCAATACTTTTTTAGATTCATACTTCTTAAGCATTGTTTCCCATTCTTTTTTTAATTCTTTCTGTTTTGCGTTAAGCTTCTGAGGCTTTCGTTTTTTGAAATGAATATGTATGATCATAATTAGTTTGTTTAAATACAAGTCAATATGATATCTTATTTGAATGAACTTGTCAATACTGTATGTTTATACAGTTGTTTTTTACTGAATTTCAGATCATTTACACCACAAATGACTCTTATAATTTAACATCATCAAAATTATATTGTTTATTTTTGCGACTAAGGTTCATCTCATCAAAAGGGTTGCTAACATTATTTTGTCCGCTATCAAGAATATCATTCTGCGCAAACTGTTCTACATCATAAAGTCTCATTTTTGATCTATCAATGCCGATAACAAATCTTTTGTTTGTTGTTGGATCATTGTATCGATTTTTCAATTGTTTGACCATAATTTGATTGAGTTCTTCAAGTTCTTCAGTAGAAATTAGAGCAAACATCAAATCTGCTGTTGCAGGCAAGCCAAAAGATTCAGAAGTGTCTGTCAATTCAACGTCTGTATTTTGATAGCCGCCGCGAGTTGTTTGTGTGGCAGAAACAATGGGAAGATTATATTCAACAGCAAGACCCCGCAACTCTTCAGCAATTGCTTTGATATATGTGTAAGAATTAATACTTGCGCCCATTTTCATACGAGAGCTTGCACAAATATTCAAATAATCTACGTAGATAATATCAGGAACAAACCGACGCTTCAGCTTTAAATCATTCAATAAATGTCTAAAGTGTTGTACATTTGCAGATGCAGTTGGATATTCTTTAATGATCAGTTTGCCTGAGGTTTTTTCTTGAATTCTATCAACTTTTGTCATGTACGATTCTTTAGAAATACCAATCAGACGATCAATTTCAACATTCATTAAATTTGCATCAATTCTTTCAGCAATTCTCTCTTCAGCCATTTCGAGTGTGATATACAATACATTTTTGCCAATTGAAAGATTTGATGCGGCGCAATGACACATGAATAGAGATTTACCAACACCGGTGCCCGCAAGAACAATATTCAAGGATTTTGGCGGCACACCATTCTTTGTAATTCGATTGAAGTAGTCAAGATCAAACGGTATTCTCTTTTCAACTTTATGATAAAAATCAAAACGACTTTCAGCATCATCAATAAAATCATGGCCGACATGATGATCAAAAGAAACAGCAAGTGCATCAGCAAGTATATTTGGAATGGCGCCTTTGTCTAGAGTTTGTTTTCCATCTTTGTTATCTAATATCTGAATAGACTGCATAATACCATTGTAAATGGCTTTTTCTTGGCAAAACCTCTCTGTGGCATCAACAAGCCATTCGCTGTCTGAAATTTCATTCGTTTCAATAACTTCACAAAGCAATTCAATTGTTTTTTTATGTTGATCGTCCGTAAGATTAATTTTCTTATCAATTTCAATTAGCAACGCCTCTTTAGTTGGCGTTGAATTGTATTTCATTACATACGACGATACCTGTTCAAACAACAATTTTTCAGGTGAATTTAAAAAATATTCAGATTTAATAAATGGAAATACCTTTCGAGTATATTCATCATCTAATATCAGATGCTTAAGTATTTTCTTCTCTAAATTCATTCTTATATTTTCTCTCTGCTTCTTCTATTGTATACCGAAAAATACTATTCATGATTTGACTAAGCACAGATTCAAATTCTTTATTTTTTTTAAAATGTGTATGCTTACTAATTATATCATAGTCAAACGATAAAGTAAATGTGCCGTCATCATTTTCTTTGTCTGGTATATAAACTGACCCAAAATAGAATTCAACGTCTTTATATTCGCCCCGCGTGATTTTAATTGTTGCAACAACATCCAAATCCCGATATCTAACTTCAGAGTCGGTGACAATAAAATCATCATCCATTTTCATGATTGAGTTCCTCATGATCATCTTGTTTAACTTTAATGCCTTCCTGACCATATAAGAATTCTTTCTTACATGCCGAATCAATTAACTCAAGAATTTCTTTTGTGAAATACTTTTCGGGTTCTTCATTAATATTTTTGCCAAAAATTTTAGTTCCATCAGGCAGTTCATATCGAGTTGAGACTTTTTTGATGATTTCATACTTTTCTGCAATGTCTAAAAGACCATAATACCGATCAAGCCCTTTGCTATATGTAATTTTTACTTCAACAACAGAATTTTCTTTTGTTAAACGAGACTTGAGTAGTTTTGCTTTAACAATATTACCGACAATTTCTGTGCCGTCCTTGTCTTTTTTCTTAGAAAGCATAACAATAGTTGATGCGGTGTATTTAAGTCCTGAGCCGCCGGACATTTCTTTTGTTGGAATATATGCGCCGACAACATCATAAACATGATTTGTAACAAGTAATGGAACACCAATCTTTGCAAGTTTTAAATTGAGAACTCGAAATGTTGCTTTAAGCATTGATGCCTTAGTCATGTCTTTTGTTTCTTTACCTTCTGCGGTATCTTCAATTTCTTTTGAAGACGATAACTGGCCGAGTGAATCAAGCACCATCATCATGGGCTTGCGTTTTGCTTCAGGTTGTGCAACATATTTTTCTACAATTTGCAGTGCAATGTGGCGAAATTTTTGAATTGTATCAGGTTCAGAAATTACAACGCGCCGAGTATCTACCCCCCGACGTTCCATCATCGACTTTGTAACTGCAGCTTCAGTATCAAAGTAAATGATACCACTTTCGGGATTTTCATCTAAGAATTGTTTGATAATTCCAAGCATGAAGAAAGTTTTACCTGTTGAGCTTTCTCCCGCAAAAGCGGTAACTTTATTGTTAGGTACACCTCCGTATATGCTTCCACTAAGTAATGCATTGAGTGCATAAGATCCGGTGTCAATACATCCCGAATATTCTGCAGATGCTTTTCCATTCGCAAGAATTTTCGTGTCGTCATCTTTCAGTTGTTCCACTAAATCATTAAAAAAATTATTCATGTGGTGTCTCCATATTAAAGTATATTTTAAATTATATCATGCACTTATAAAATTGTCAATCACATAGTAGAATTATGATCTCTCATGTTATAGTTCAGTAGCATTTATAATTTCATCTTTATTCATTGGTATGGGATCAACAGAAGTTAAATTGACTTTCTTTTTATTATTTTTAAATTCGCCTCTTAGATTATTTATTTCAACTTTTGATTTAATTACTGGTTTTGGTTTTTGTGCTTGTTGTAGTGAATAATTTGCGGCAATCACCAGCAAGACTGCAAGAGGATCAAATACAATAATCAGCAAAATAATTACCCACCGAACGGCAGCATCAAAATAATTTTGTGATTCTTCTTTGCCATAAATAAGTTCTGCAATGTATTTAAGTGGTCCTACTTCCGCATCAATCTTTCTAACATTTGTGCGAATTGGTGCGGATTCTTCATTAAGAATGACAATTTTTTTTCGATTGGCATCAATTTCTTTAGCGAGTTCAATTCGACTGCGTTGCTGACTTTTACGTATAGCATTTGCTCTTTCGACGCCTTGTTCTGATGTGCTTCGTGCCATTGTTTGGTCCACCGCATCATCCATTTGTTTAAGTTGTTTGCGAGCATCTTCAATATTTTCTTTTGCAACTTTAATTTGTTCATCATAAATCTCTAATTTAGCTGAAACATCTTTTGTTGCAATTGTTTGATCTAGGTGTGCCTTAGATAAAAATCCAAAAATGCCGAGTGATGTAATGATCATCAGAATCACAATTGCGCCGGCGAAATAATATTTTAACAATTTGGGCGCTTCTTTCCAATTCTTATATAACCAAGATGCAACAATAAGTTTAGATGCTTCAAGTGATGCGCCCATAATTGCAATCGGTATGGGCGCAGAAGCAAAAATTGCTACAAGACCTATGACAGAGTAATATGCCGCAATTGCCGATACAAATAACGCACACGCTAAAGTTAGCAATGCAAATAACATTTTATTCTCTTGTTAAAGATAGTACTTTGTCTATATGGTCTTGAAGTTTCTCTCTACGATTAGGCCAATAAATATACTCTTTATCAGGATTTTTCATTAAATTGACTAACAAAGGCATGATGAGTTGTTCAAGTTGAGTGAGTTTTAATCTCACGTCTTTATTCATTTTTTCTCGCTCTACATCAAGACCTAACTTATTTTCATTGTATAAATTTAAAATAGTATCCAATTTGGATTCTAAACGTGCCACTCCTTCAACGGATTGAGTAACTGTTTCGCGAATAACTGTAGTTTCTAGTGTATCTGGATTTACACTAGGCATTAATTCAGTTTCATCAACCGCACTGAAACCGAAATCATCTTCTTTTCTGAAAGTTAAATATTCTGGTGGTATGTTTCTGATTGTCATACGAAAAAACTCTCCAGTGTTGATTTCTTTTCTGTTGACCAGCCCATAGTGCTTACAATAATTCGTAACGGCTCAATATATGCTTTCTCGAATTGCATATCATAATCAATATACTTTTCGAGTGCAAATTCTTTAGGCAATACGTTCAAAATTGATAATACATTTTCTTGAATTGGGTTTGGCACTTTCATGTAACAAAATTTAATTTTGTCACCATCTTTAATTTGCTGATACTTTTTAAGAAGTTTGTTCTTTTCCAATAATGAATTAAAGACGATTGCGCCTCTTACGTGAATGGGTGTTCCCTTGCCATACATATTAAGAAAATCTTTATATTTAGTCATGTCCGAAATGCCTCGCGGAAATGCAACGTCTTCAAACGGAAGAGTCGTGAATTCTTCACGAAACTTATCAACAAATTGATGAAAGTCTTCTTGTGTGCCTTCCATGACAAGATTTAATGCTTCCTTAATTTTCTTACGACATGCCATTGGTGTTGAGGATTTAACTGCTTCAATACCAGACATTTTCAGCTTAGGATTTTCATAACGAACACCTTCTGAATCCCATACATTCAAAATATATCGCTTTTTTGCAGTCCAAATGCCTGTGTCGGCGATAACTTCACGTTTCATAAACATTTTTTGTGCATAAGCATTCATTTTTACAGCAAGTTCTTCAAACGATCTATCAATGAACGGTTCGATTTTCTCTGAACATGCCTTGTCGATAAAATCAACAATCTTTTCTTTTGGAATATTTTTAGATTTGTAGACCATATCCACCAACGGACCAAGATGAAGATATACAGAGTCTGTATCCGACGCAATAACATAATCAACCTCGCTAGTTTTCAGTAATTTATTCAGATATTGATTTAATTTCATACCAATCCATCGAATGCTTAACTGACCAGACAGAGTAATGCTTTCTGCTTGTCGAATATCAAAGAATCTGAAGTATTGGTTACCAAGTGCGCCATAGGCGGAGTTAAGTTGAATCTTCTTCGCCATTTGAATGTTTTTATATTTTGAAATTTGTTTTTGAATTTCTTTTCGTTCTGATTTTTCTTTTGTTTTCTCGAGTTTCTTTTGTTCTTCAATCATTTTATTTTTGTATAACACTCGATCGTCATACATACTTTGCATCATTTCTGGTAGAAACCCCTGCACGTCTTTGCGAAAATAATGTCCATTTGCTGTCATGCAGTACTCACTATCTACTGTGTGTTTGCTGTTGAGCAAATCATCAACGGTAACTTCTTTACGTATACCAGACACGATTGTATCGGGCGAAACATTGTATTGCATAATCAAATGTGGGTACAGACTATTTAAATCAAATGAAACAACCCAATCGTACTTGCCAGGCACAGGTTCTTTTACATAAGCGCCAGCATATTGTTCGTTTTTTTGTGTACTTGCATTTTGAGGAACAACAATATTTCGAGATATCAAATGATTATGAATCAGTGTATCCCACATACGAACTTGGGTGAACACGTCCGTTAAATTCACTTTTGCATCATATGCAAGTGCAAGCACCATGTCGATCAATTTCATTTTTTCATCGAGCCGGCTGACAAGCTCCACATCGTTGATGTTATACTCAATAAATTTTTGATAATCAAGTCGATAGAGTTGATGTAGACTTTCATATTCTGAGTAGTCTAATTTTTGTTCGTCAAGTTCAATACTTGCAATTGTATCCAGACGATAGTTTTCCTGTTGAGTGTATGTAAATTTTTTGTAGAGTTCTAGATAATCAAGAATTGCAATACCAACAAGATCAAATGCAGTTTGTTGTTTATTGTGAATTGTGGTTGTGCGTTCACCAATCTTATGCCAAGGAGAAAGTTTCTTTGCAACATCTTCATCAAATATACGACAGATTCGATTGTAGATATACGGAATATCAAAAAATTGAATATTCCAACCAGTAATAATATCTGGATCAATTGACTGCCATAATTCTAGAAACTTAATTATAAGTTGATTTTCATCTCGACATTTTGTATAAGTCACATTTGCGCGCACATTATTAAATGATTCATAACCAAACACATAAGCATGTTGATTTATTTTTAACGTAATTGCGGTGATTGGTTCACTGGCATGTTCTGGTTCAGGAAAACCATTCTCAGAACCCACTTCAATATCAAGATTTGCAATACGCAATAGAGATAAATCATAATCAATCTTACCTGGATACGCTTCATTAATGTATACATACGGAAAATTTATTGATCCGTAAATTTTAAAATTATCTACTGATTCATATTGTTTGATGAATTCTCTAGCATCAGATAAAGAACCCATTTGTGTGGGTGCAACAAATTTACCATCTAGAGTTTTATACCCCGTCGGTTTTTGTGATGGAAGATAAAGTACAGGATTGTAAATAATCTTTTCTGCAAATCTCTTGCCGTTCTGATATCCACGAACAAGAATATTATTTCCTTGTCGAATAAAATGAGTATAAAATTTCATCAAATATCAAGCATATCACGCAATAATCTTTTGTTGAGGCGGCACGACAATTCCTGTGCCATAAATCTCATTATACTTGTTTTTGATTTCGATTGCAACCGAAACATCATAAATGATGTGACTTCTATTTATTTCCACAACTTTTTGATCGGAAAAAATTAACATTGGCTGAATTTGCAAATTTGCTCTGCCATTCGAATTCATTGTAATGCCAAGTATGCACGGATGTTCAATTCGATACGATGCACTATTTTTTTCAACTACATTTCCAACCAATTCCTCACCGGTAGACAATTTAATAATTCGAAGTTCGCCTTGCACAATTTCTCTTATTAAAATGGGGGGCATAAAGCCCCCCAGTTGTTATTTCTGTTTAGGAAAATTTAATTGTTCCCGCGTTTCGTTTGTTACAGGCCACCATTGATTATTCATAAAAATAGTTTCTAACTTTCAATTTTTCTTCTCTTAATTTCAAATCTGCATGATCTACTGAACGAGAAAGATATTCATGAATTTTGCAATTGGCGAAATAGTATTTTGCGAAAATAAGTCTCACATAAATTCCCAAAAGAATATTTTTTATAAAACTCTTTTCAATCACAGAGTTGGTTCTTCAACTAAGAGTTCTTTTTTATATTTTTTGGAAGGCGTTTCTGTGTCTTTGACTTCGATTTTCTTTGACTTCTTGTGTTCAGGAATGATTCGCTCAAGCGCAATTTTCAACATACCATTTATAAGCGACGCATCTTGAATTTCAATTTTGTCATCAAGCGCAAATGCGCGAGTAAATGCACGATTTGCAATGCCCTTAAACAAGAAGTTATCGACATCATCTCTTGTATTTCCGGAAACAATTAACTTATTGTCCTCTAGAGTAATGTCGATTTCTTGTTTTGCAAACCCCGCAACTGCCAATTCAATCACATATGTATTTTCATCAGTTTTACGAATGTTGTAAGGTGGATAATTAGGAATATCCTTTGTCATATCATCATGCATCTTATGCAAGCGATTGAATGTATCGTCAAATCCGACAAAAAATTTATCGAAATTTTTGAATACTGCTGGTACTTGTGGAATAAATGTCATAATAGTTTCTCTCCTATTTAAGCGAGTTAATAAAATTTGCCACCCCAAAGGCGTAGCATTAGTCCTGCTTACTGATTACAGGGACACCATATCGTTGTGCCAGCATTATACGCTACTAAGGCAGTAGAATCTTTAAGTTATTTTCTAGAAAATAACTTTTACTTATTTATACGCAACTGTATGTTAAAGTTTAAAATATTTAGAAAAAGAGGTTTCAGTGACCAATATACATTTGAGAGTAAGTACAGCGGAGTTTGCAGACACGACTAGGGCTAGCGTACTTGTGACACTATAAATGGTGTGCTAATGACACCCTAACTCCAGAAATTGCCCTATCTCTTCTCTGCTATCGCTTTTTTCGCCACCGAGGTGAGACGTTTGGATCAGGACAGTCTAGGCATCCCTCAGTTGGAGCAACTCTGTGATCAGTTTTTCCGTCCCCTTACCAAATTGTTCGCCTTATATCAATATTATTGAAGTGTGTCAAATAATTTTAAGAGTTGATTTTAGCATCCACGCATGCTTAAAAAATGCACTTTGTCTTTCTGCCATAAGATTGCTATAACCATGATTGTTGTTTTGTTCAGCTAAATTATATGTATTTAGAATGCTAGACTGAACAATCTCAATATCATTGTATAAACGGCGAATCATTTCCAGTGCCGGAGGAACATTTAATTCATCTTGAATCTGAGTCAATTCTGAAAATCGAGAAAAACTTGCTGGAGCATAAGAATCCATCGATCTTATTTCTTCAGCAAGAGTATCAATTACATTGCCGACTTCATTGTAAATTTTTCCAAAAAGTTTATGATATTGACTAAAATCTGGACCAGTCACATTCCAGTGATAATTTTGAGCTTTTAAATAAAAGGCATAATGATTGGCCAAAACAATTTTGGCGGCTCGAATAAGTTCTTCCATTATACTTCCTTTTTCTTACCTATATTGTATTTCGTTATAAGTTGCCATTCTTTTTTTTCTTTGTGTGAAATAATTTTAATTTGTGATAATGGCGCACAAGGAAATTCGACGGCATCCTTATTTACAATTTCAACCAATCCCCATTCGGCTAATAACTTTGCAATTGTATTTCGACGGCCCACATCATTATCTTCAAAGTCTGTGTTTTTTCCATCTAATGCAAATAACTCTTTGAAATGTACAATATAATATTTTCCACGTTTATGTAAAATATGACACGATTGATATAATATTTTATCTTTGCGAGATGATATACCAATTCGA